CCTTGTATTGACGAGGGGGAGGACTGTTGCAAGTTTTACTCAGAGAAGCCCGTCGGGGAAAAGTACGGGCATTGTTTGATATACGCAGGAGGACTTAGGCACATTAAACGAGCAAAAGACAGGTTTGGGAAAAGGATAAACGCTGCCCAAATAGATTACTTTATGGATAACTGCGTTCCATATCCAAAGGCAGAGCATATTAAATATAACCCCAAGTTTTGTGCTGGTTGTGGGTTTAATATCGTAGAGGTATAAAAGATGGCTGAAGCTACCTATTATTTCAATTCCTACTCTGCTTTTGGTATGATACAGGGGGATACCGAAGATAATATCGTAGATGGCGATACTGGCACTTATGCTCTGTGTGGGGGGGCGGGTACTGCCACGCTAGACGGGAATACCTGTGACGGAACTGACTTAGGTACAATCACCAAAGTAGAATTACGTGGGTATGCTTATGGTGATGGCGACGACAAATTAGACCTGATACCTGAATTTGATGGGACTGATACGGGCGACTCTCACCAAGAAACCATGCCCACCGTTGCGGCTTGGCTTGCTTACTGTGATATTACCAGTGACACTAACGCACCTGTGTCATGGTCGTGGGCAAATGTCCAAAACCTTGATTGTGAAGTAGATAATGTCCAAGTAGCTAAAGGTAATTGGGCGTATATCGCCAAAATAGAAATTAGAGTAACCTATACTGTGGCAACAGGCTGGGGCGGAGAGTTCTGTGGTGTATCCATTGATGAATTTTGCGGAGTAACTCCTGAAGAAATAACGGGGGTGTAGGAGAAAAGATGAGTATTAAAGGTGCTAAGGGTGAACCGAAGCGTGACGGTAGTGGCAAAGGAATAAGCGCTAACAAGGGTCGTGGCGGTTGCTCGCCTATCAAGAGAACTGGAATAAAGAAATAGCTGGAGGATACTATGGGATGGTGCTTGGACTTAATCATTGACGACATAGATAAAATCTTTGGCAATAATCTACATGATGTGACTGTTCCGCAATCCGCAGGGCTTCCTTATGTAAGTATCAACTATGAGAAGCCAATCAACAAGGTACTCAAGCGGAAAATTGTTGAGCTGTTTCCACCAGAATATTACATTTATTTCTACGAGGGAACTCTGAAAAGCGAGCCACCTACGGCTAAGATTGCATTTCCAGGGTTGAACGTCTCCAGTCTTGACAAGAAAAGTAAGGAGTAGACTATGCCATTAACTGCAAATGAAGTAACACAAAAGGCACAGACATTACAGACATTCTGGGCAAAGCGTGGGGCGAAGTTTAAGGACTGGTACGAGCAGATTCAGATGATTGACCTGTTGGCTCAGAATGACATGGAGTCCTTTGTGGGGAATGACCCCAGGTCTTCCTTTAACCTCATTTCCAGTCTTATAAACAGACCCATTCCTCATCGTATTAAGCCGGAGTTGCTGTCCATCGACCAGATACGACCAGCAGCTGAACTGTCTGCGCTCTTCGATTTCATCTGGGTAAATGTTACAGATGCCTACCGACTGAGAGGGCGTAACTTTCACAAAGACCTCGTGGACTTTATGTTAGCGACAGGGTGGTACTCAGTCTTTGCTTCCATCAGTTTGGACGGGGAAACTTGCATATCTGAAGTCTGGAATCCCGCTACTGTATATCCTATGTGGGGGGATTCACTGTACGAGTGTGCCCACATCTATACTCCAGGTGCTGCGCAGATAAAGCGTATGGTGCAGCGTAATGGCTGGACAGTATCCTCAGTCCCCGCTGAAACGACTAAGATTTATGACTACTGGTGGACAGTGCAGGAGTTGGGTATTACCAAAGTCTTCAATGCAATCACAGTGGGTAATGACTTGGTTAAGGGAGAAACGCATGAAGTTCGCTTCAATCGAATACCAATCTTTGTATCCCCAGTAGCTGGCTTACCCGACACAGGTGAACTTGCTCGAAGCAAACATGCCCAGGATTGGAAGGGTGAGTTGGGTCAAAGCTGCATAGCCACCAACGAGAACGTCTACAAGACATCGAACAAGTGGTGGACTTTCATGATGCAGTTGTTGCGTGATACTGCTCAGGCTAGGACATACGAGAAATCCACTAGCTCCCAGAAGATTGTGCAGCCGGAAACTTGGTACAGACGTGGCGCACATTTCAAGCTAGGCCCGCAGGATGAGATAGGATTTATCCAGCCTCCTGTTATTCCGCTGGAAATACGTAGCGCACAACTTGACCTCGAAGCAATGATGCAACGAGGAGGCCCTAGCTGGACAATGTTTGGAAGTGTCCAAAGCCAGATGACTGCGTATGCCATGTCACAGGTGGTGGCTACAACTAATCAGATTGCTCGATACTTCCATCAGGGAGTAATTGATTGTATCTCGGACATAGATAATTTCTGGATGTTCATGATAAAGGTGGGTAATTTCAAGCCTTATGGAAGAGCGTTGCCCAGTGATTTGCCGACCAACACAAAGATTACAGCAGACTATGAACTGCGTATTCCTGGCGACCTTGTGCAACGAGCCACCACAGCTCGTATCCTCAACCCCCAGTTTGAGCTGAGTGATGAGCGGGTCATAGAAGAACTGTTCCCCGAGATTAAGAATCCTTCCGAAGAGCTTGCAAGGGTACGAGCTAGTAAAGCACGCAAACATCCTGCCTTTGTTAGCCTAAGTCTTATCGAGGCACTCAAAGGTGAGGCGGCACTGTTACGGAAAGAAAAGGATAGGGAAGGCGCTAAACTCTATGACAAGGTAGCTGCTAGACTCACACAACAACTAGTTGGGCAGGAACAGCAAGCACAGCAACCTCCGCAACAGGGGCAAGCGCAATCCTCTGTGCCTATCCGACCAGAGGTTCAGCCACCTACAACTACGGAAATGATGCCGTCTGAGGAAGCTCAGTAAAGGAGATTACTATGAGCGAAGGTTTTCAAACAGAATTTCAGAAACGTCTAGCTGATTGGGAAGAGAAGAGTACTACTACTTCTGAGCAGGCAGTAGGCTATCAGACCACAGCTGAAACGATGCAAAAGGAGCAACAGAATATTCAGTACAGTGGTCTTCCTGCAGATATTGTTGAATCTACTCCTTACAAGATATCAAAGGCGTTACTGTCATTTCCCGTAGGCCCAGGCATGGCAGTTGACAGTTTTATTCGTGGTGTGAGAGCTAAAGAATATGATGAGCAAATAAATGCAGCGTTAGTACAGTTTGACCAGACACTCTTCTACAGTGATGTCTATGGAACAATCCCATCACTTGTGGCCAGCGGGATGGTGAACACAGCTGAGGAAGCACTCACATACTTATCCATACCTGATAACATGAGTGAAACTCAGATGGCAGATGTGAAGCGAGAAATCTCTGACCTCATCACCTCAAGGAATGATGCTTGGTATGAGTCCATCTCAGTACCTGGGCTAGAAGAAAGTACTGATGGCCAACCGCTAGAGCCACCCGCACAAGAGGTGCAGCTAACACAAGCATCTTATTCTCTGCAGCGATTAACTGCTCAGGATATTATCCGCTCCCTCCAGATACGAGCCGACTCCCAGACATCTACTCCACAGACTGCAATGAGTCGTGAGGAGTGGGAGTCTTATCTGAAAGACAACAAAGGGTGGAGTGAAGACGATGTAGCTGATGAGGATAAAATTCAGGTTGAGCAGCTGGTCGGGGCTATTCAGAATCGTAAGAACATGCTGGATGCGTACCGCCAGGAAGGATATACACTACCAGAAAAAACTATCCTGGATTTACTGAAACAAGCTGTAATAAACCCCCCGTTGCTTGTGCTCGAAGGATTGAATATGTACTACGAGCATGTGTCTATGCCAAATGCTGGGTTTGTCTACGGCGTTATTCCCGACATCAAGAAAGCTGCCGAGGACTTTCGCTCAGCCAACCCAGATGCTACAGAGCGTGAGGTGCTGGTCTATGCGTGGAAAGAGTGGGAAGCCCCTGGCCCGCCTGTTCTTGACTTTATTCTCAAATATATTGTGATGGAAGGAATTGTAGACCCAGTAACTTGGGTAACACTCGGAGCTGCTTTTCTTCCACGGGCTTTCCTTCGGAGCGCTGGGCCGGTTGCTCGAGCTATTGTTCGGGGCATCGGAGCAGCAAACGAAGTAATGGAGCTTCCCTTTGATGCAATCAAGTGGGCAGCACGGTCAGTCATACCCAAGACACTCAGTCAGAAGGCAGCTGTACTATCACGTGAGGCTTTGTCAGTACTTGACCGTCACATGGAGCTATATACTCATGCACCTCTTTCCTTCATCAAACCACAACAGATGTACGAGGCGGGGGAGTATGCTATCGCACACTTTGTAAAGAATCCTCTAGCTGAAGATGACATCGCAAAAGCAGCTGCCGAGATTCTAATTCATCCGCCCGTCTCCAGAACTGAAGCTACAGGCTGGTTAGCAAGGTTGCGGAATACTGGTGCTGATGTAATAGATGACGCAGCAATTACTCACCAAACACTTCTTGACGTAGATGACATCTTTGAGAAAGTCTTCCACAAGCAGTTGAGTGTGGATGAAGCAGCACCTATGATGCTAAGTAAGTTCTCTGCCAGCAACATAACAGAGGAAGCATCTATGATGGCTGGGCATTTCCTGTCCGACAGAGCTAACCAAATCTTTTCTCGTGCATTAGACTTTGCATTGGAGAACACAGCCAATCGTGCGATGAAGGCATTCGCAAGAAAGTCGCTACGAATATTTGAGCAGAAGGTCGGGAGCGAGGAAGCTGTTGCTGCTGCACAGTCTGGTAGGTTCAACGTATTCTCCTACAACCTAGAGCAGAAGTATGTTGCACCCTGGGCAGATAAACTCAACAAGATGGTGGTTAGACCAGCTGCTGAAGCATACCTCACTTTCGGGCTGTATGGCCCTATGAATACTATTGAGGATATATTCCGCTCCGTCATGGCTGGTGTCAAGCCAGGTAGAGCATCCATAGGACGCTATGATATAGCGACCATCGAGTTGCTAGGTGACCCGAGCATAAGAGGTCAGGGACTGTCTGAAATGATAGGCCCGCTACGTGACACTGGTGAGGTTGCTCGAGCAAACTGGGTGCTGACCGTCTCATTAGCTCCCCTAAGCATCCCGACATACTTAGCCACCAGAGGACGGTTGACTCCTGCTAAGTTCGCTACCAATGTCTTCCACACTGGCGTAGAATTATTCGGCGGTATTGGTCAGGACATCAGACGTAACTTTGTAGTGGGAAGATACTATCAGTTGCTTGCTGAGAATGGCGGGGAAGTGTTTCAGCGGTTACTTGCAACAGTACCCAAAGAGATGTCGCCACAGCTCAAAGCTACTCCCAAGTGGGTGCGTAATAATCTAAGGAAAGAGCTGGAGACAGCTGCCACAACTGGCAAGCTCACGACCGATAACAGCGCACTTATCCAGACTATTAAGAATCGCTTCACAAAGGAGCGTGTGCATAGGGCTGAGCTAGATGATATTATTATGCGCTACGGTGACTTGTCACCCACCACACGAAGCATGGTCTTTGATGGGTTTGATGAGGGCTCACTGTTTCGTGAAGTAGATTTAAGCGAAACAGTTGAGCAAACTATGGCTAAGTGGAGAGCAAAGCGAGCAGGAAAGAGCGAAGTCCCAACAGTAGAAGATACAGATACTTCTGCTCTACTTCGTGACTTGAATGAGAAAGTTCCATCTACGACAATGGTTGGAAAGGAATTTAATCTTGTCGTCAATGAGAGGAACCCCGAAGCCGTAGCTCGCCAAACAGCGAAGGAAGCACAGGCTAGAAGTATTGCGGAGAGTCTAACACGGAAAGCTTCCAACGAAGATTTATTTCTTTCAATGAGTGTTCGAAACCAAGAGCAAGTCTTAGCCAACAAGAGTGTTTCTCCGCTTGCCCCAAATGGTAGCCAAGATTATGCGGCGCAAGAATGGGCAAGAAGAGCTGCGATTAAAAGTCCAGCGGACAGTATTGATGCGTATATGAAGCTTGTCAAGGTAGCTGAATTAGATGATTTCCTTCGTGGGCCAGAACGTGCTGCGGGAGAATACGACCAGCTCACAAATCTCCTCACATCTATGGAAGTATCCAGCCCCGAGAATATGTCCGAGCTGATGGTTTCGCTACACAAGATGTCCGCAACCTACTCAGCTCTCCCCGACCAGATAATGGCACGAGCTACTGTCAAGAGTCGTGGGCTGCCTATTGCTGACCGCAGTGTGCAATTCACTGCCGAGATTGATAGGCTGAGGAGTTTCATTGACAAGGCTGGTGCTGACATTGATAAGGTTGTGGGCAAGGCAAGAGCAACAGCTTCCAATCCTGATAGCCTCTCCAGAGCAAGGTGGGACAGTGTAAAGTTCTCCCACGCTGCCACTCCATACAAGGATGAGATAGTACGGATAGTGGATACTTTACCTGTCGATGTGAAGTATGACATCCAGCATATCCAGATGAAACCCAGCCTGAAAAATGTCAAGGATGAATATGGAAAGGTTGTGGGGGCAGATGCTGAGTACAATTTCCGCACAGGTACGCTCAGCTTTGCTAGTGCTGAGAAGGTCACGCCCATTGTAGTCTACCATGAGATAGGACACTCACTCGCTTGGGTACGAGCATCCCAAGGTGACTACTCCTTCATGACCGCTTTCCTCAAAGCAACAAAGACTGATATTGATGCAGTAGAGTTGAACCGCCTTATGAAGACAGCCACAATCAAAGCTGGGCAGAAGGCTCAGCTAACTGCACGGGGCTTTACCGATGCGGAAATCAATAATGCAAAGTTCATCAGCATGATTGATAAGATGCTGGGAAGGAAACCAAACGAAGACTTTGCTGAGATGTTTGCTCGTCATTGTACTGGAGAGGAACTGACTCCTGATGTTAAGTTGATGATGGATGAGTACTTTCCAATCACCCAGCGTAACTTGGGATTCAGTGACAAGTATGCTGCTGCCACCAACAGTTATCTGGATATGGTCACCGCTTCCCTCAAAGTCAACAGGGATGCCATGCTTCGGGATATTGAGTTCAGGCAGAACTTCTTTGCTGGCCGAACACAGAAAGAACTGCGTGACCCTAACGTGTGGAATGACTTCTATGGGAGTGAGCAAGCGTTCTGGAAAGGCGTGAACAAACAGCAAGCTACCCTCAACAGCCAGATGCACAAAGCTGTAGGCAACATCAATACAGCATCTGGACTCAAGACTCCTTCACGGCAGCCTGTCAAGGTTGTAGGTAGAGAACTTGCACCCGCAGACGTGGCGAAGCTGATGGGAACAAGAGGAGATGACCTCAGCAGGATGTTGCTGGATACCCTCATACCAGAAGGTGACAAGGATTACTTTATCGAGTATGTGATGGGGCTGGTCAAAGAAGGTAGTGATGTTGGCTTCACCCGAAAATCAGTGTCTGATGTGTATGACCAAATCTGCGCATCCCTGGAAACATCCCCCGAAAACAGTTCGTGGTTCAGGGTGAGGGAGAAGGAATTGGAGTCGCTATCCGCTGACCTTCATGACTTGTATAATGCGAAGTTGCTACCCCCTGAACAGAAGTTAGCTATCGACAACTACATTGATGATGTAGCAAAGAATGTAGATGCTACTATCCAGAGTGGCTACGTTCCGGCAGAGTATGATGCTATTCGTCAGACATCACTCGACGAGTCCTTCAAGTGGTACTACAAGGAATACACTGACTACACCAACGCCAACGCACTAGACTCTATCATGAAAACCTTCTACCCATTCTGGACATATGAGAGTCAGCGTTGGTTCTGGTTACCACGCAGCTTCATTCGCAGACCAGGCACACTAGCAGCGTGGGGCAGGTGGGAGAATAATACAGACCACGGCTACGCACATATCCCTGGCACTTCCATCGACATCAACCCGCAGCGTGGTACTGTTTACGGCCCGTTCAGTACGAGGCTGATGCGACAGGACTACCCAGAGTATTATGATGAACTGGAGGGTATGGGGGGAGCAGTGCAACTGTTCGACTTCATCAGTCGGTATGGCTTCTACCCCAATGCAATCTTTGGAGCGGCACAGGCACAGTTTGGTGGTGCTACTGGACAGCTTGGTGGAGTGTTACCTGCTATCGCATCCACCCCACTCCAAGCATTGATAGCAGCTTACCCCGACAATCCCGTAGTCACCTTCATCTCTGACAAGGTATTTCCTGAGCAATTCAGGAACTATCTCCGGTCAAAGTATGTAGATGACCTGGGGGGTGATGGCTCAAGAGTCTTCGCAAAGATACAAACTGGCGAAGAGCTTACTGAGGAAGAGCAAGCGATGTGGACAGAATCCAGACGAGTCGTAGCTCTCCACAGTGCAGCCTTTGAACAGCTGGGGTTTGCTCGGATGAAGAGCGAAGACCAGTATGCACTAGCTGCCGCCTCTGCACAGTTCATTGAGGAGAACTATGGAATCACAATCGAGCAGCAAAAGGAAATCCGAAGGCGTGGAGAGAAACTTTACGACATCATAGGCGGGCTTGACCCCTGGGAAGTTGCCGTAATGAAAGAGCTGGACTTCTACAAGTACAGTGGCTCTATCAATCCGGTACTGCCCAGCCACAAGCAGGAAATTCTTAACCGAATAGAACTAGACTGGGAGGACGTAACAGAATACTCAGCCAAGATGCGTGAGGATATACTGGAGGTTCAGCAAGAGTTCCTCACTGGTACAGAGCATGGTAGAATCGGTCCAGATGAATTCTTGTTCAAAGTCAAAGAGCTATATGCAAAGCGTGGTGACTACATTGATAGCAAGACAGCAGAGAACCCGCTCATGCTCCTGGAGAATCGTGGCGAGTACTATGAAAAGTATGGCGATACAATGCCAGTGCTTTCCCCGTATAGCGAACTGATGAATATGTACTTCGACATCGAGCCAGAGGAGATGGTTGACCCCAGTACAGGTGCTCGCACATTGAATTGGGATAAGTTCTGGGCAACACGAGAAATGATTGCTGCAGCCATCCCAGCCGAAGACAAGGCTAAATGGGATGAGTATATCAGTCGCAACACTGTACCGATGATGCAGGTGTGGGGCGATAGCTACAAAGATTACCTAAAGAAATACTACGGACTGTGGGATAGGGTGCTGGTAGAGTACCCCGAACAGGAACAGCAGATGATTCAAGAGTATCTGAACCTGGAGCGTTTGGGTACAGGATTACAGACGCAGGAGCAAATCAAAGCCTACATATCCGAGCGTGATGGTAGGCAGCTCATCTCAAGTTTCCGCTCATCCATATCTAACGAGCGTGAGGCATTGAGATACTCCAACCCAGCACTTGATGCTTGGCTGTACTATTGGGGTAAGACTACATCATTCAAGACTCCACAGGCTGAGGCGCTGTATTTCGAATATGCTCGCCGGACAGGAAGGAGAGTGGAAAGATAAATGTAAAATGAAATGTGTATAGTAATAATTATCATATGTTTTATTTATTACATAGATTGACAACAGTAATTACTAGTGTTATAATATAGGCACACATAAGGAGGGAAACAAAATGGCAACAGAGATAACTGGTTCTGTAGACGAGAAAGATGGAGCTCTCACCATCAAAGGTGAGGATGGAGCTGAGCTTCGTTATGTGAAGGAGTCCGACCTGCTGGCTATCAAAGGTAGTAGGGATACTATTGAGAAGACAGCAAAGGAAGCAGAGGCTGCCCTCGTAACCGCCTCAACAGAGACTGCGGGGAAAGTCGAAGCGGAGAGACAGAAGGTTCTCTTAGCGGAAGCTAAAGTATCTACTTTGGAGGAACAAATCAAAGCTGGCGGGGCCAGCGCAACTGAGCTTGCTCAGGCTAAGCAAGACCTTGTGACCGCCAAGTCAAGCGGGGAGGAACTGGGCAACAAGTTCCTGGAACTCAGGCGGAGTGTTGTAGTAGCAACCTATAATATTCCGGTTGCCACAGTAGCGAGTAAGAGTCTGGCAGAACTCGATGTATTTGAGGAAGCACTGAAAGCTGTTATCGGTTCTAAGGGTGTGGGTAACTACGCTATTGGAGGCGGTGGTGGCGGAGCTAGTGACCTCGTGGGGAAGAGCCCAATGGAACTTGCCCAGATAGCTTACTCGGAAAAGTAAACTGAAGGAGAACTACATTGGCTTGGACATTAGCAGAACTAAGCAAGATTGAAACTGATACTCTTCGCAAGTCAGTAATTGATGGGCTTCTTATGGAAAGTAACTTACTCGAGTTAGTTCCCTGGGAATCTATTGGTGCGCTGGCTACCACAGTTGTCCGGTACAAGGAACTGCCGACCTTTGGGTATCGTAAGATAAACGAGGGATTCAGTGAGTCCACCGGTAAGTTCGAGCAGAAGGTTGAAAGCATCAGCCTGGGCGGTTTAGACATTGATACGGACAAAGCAATTGCTCGTGCGAAGAACACGATTGCTGACGCTCGTGCAATCCAGCAAACCATGGCTCTGAAGGCTGCAGCCTACGCATTCAACAATGCTTTCATCGCAGGTAACCCGACTAGTGACCCCGAGGAATTTAAGGGTCTGACTGAGCGGGTAAATGACATCAACGATGAGGGCTTCACCGACCAGAAGATTGTGAGTTCTGATACTGACACTGGTATCCTGAACAGCACCGCTGCCAGCCACCAGTTCCTCAATGACTTTGATAAACTCCTCTATGCCATTGATGGCCACAATCCTGATTATTGCCTCATGAACAAGAAAATGCTTCTAGCACTTCGTGCGCTCCTGCGGAAGGAGAAATTGCTGAACAACAGCGAGGATATGTTCGGCAGGAATATTGATATGTATGGCAGTACCAGACTTATCGACATCGGCACGAAATCTGACCAGACCACAGAGATTATCCTCAACACCGAAACTGTACTTGGCGTTACTTCGGGTGGAACTGAGTGCACCAGCATCTACGCCGTCAAGTTCGGCATCGGTGACGAAGCCTGGGGAATCCAGGAGTACCCGTTGGAAGTCACTGACCTTGGTGAGCTCCAGACTGCTCCCAAGTACCGTACCCGTATAGACTGGCCTCACGGATTGGCTCATGTCAGTCGCCGCAGTATTGCTCGACTGTACGGGATTGTTCCTGACTCCTCGTCCTAAGAGCAAGCGAAAATAAAGAGGAGGAAGTAAAATGCCGTATGATGCAAAAATGATTCTGAGGGGTAAGTACTCAAGTGCTTATGTTAACCTGGATGAGAGTGACGTAGCTCCAACTTCACTCACTGTTAATAGTGACGGTAATGTCTGTATCGACCTCGGCGTATCCGGTACAGGGCCAAAGGGGTTAGACTGCATTCTCATCCTACATGACCAACCAACTACTTATGCTGATACCCTGACCGCTTCGATTTGTGACTCTGACCATCTAGACGGTGGCTGGCAGACTGTCATGTATTACCCCGTACTCTACGCATACATGAGAGAACTAGTAGTCACTGCAACTGTAGCGTTCGATGCTAGTGATGATTACGGTCAGGTGCTAACTGCTAGCGGAGGCGGTGACACAGGTGTCATTCGTGAGATTAGCAGGAACCTGATGACCATTGGGGGAGTCGGGAAGATTTGGGTAGAGATGGCAGATGCTGGTGATACCTATGCCACAGAGAATGACACGCTCACAAGTGCAGTAACTGGTGAAGCGACCATGATTGGAATTGGTCGAGTCATCCAGACTCCTCGTACAATGGTGCGTAGGTTCTCCACGTGGAAGCGTTACATCAGACCTACCCTTACAGTATCAGCCGGTGGAGACTTCGGTGATGTTGATATGCTAGTCACCGACTCCCAGCACAGCCACGTTAATAACCTATACCACTAAAGGAGGAAAATAATGCCTTTTGATTACAGCTTAATGCTATGTGACGGTAGCGCCGACTGGACGTATGCAAATATAGTATCCAGCAACTACGGTTCGCCTACCAGCGCAACTCGAAATGCTGGTGGCCTCGCCGTTATTGACCTGGGAGCAGCTGACATCGGTAGTGCCATCAGCGGGATAGCCGTAGTGCTTATCCTGACTGAAGCAGGTGCTGCTGCTGACGATGCTCTCACGGTAATTGTAGAGGAATCTGGAGTTGTTGGCTTCGGGTCTGACTTCCATGAGCTCGGCAAATTCGATATCGCTGCTGCCACCAAGGGAATCATCTTGGGCAACGAAGCGCCAGCCACTGTTATCATGCGAGTAACCCCTCGGGAACGCTACCTTCGCATTGATGCTTCGATGGTAGCCGGTGATGACTTCGGCAAAGTGTACTGTTTCCTGACCCCGTATCCGTACAAAGTACTGTAGGAGGTAGATGATGGATATTAAGAATATTACCTTCGCAAGCGGATACATTACCATCACTGACCTGAGCGGTAATGAAGTTGCGTTTCCAGTGTTAGCAAAGCTAGCACAGGTAGTGATGGCGCTTATACGGCTCTTGATGGAACAGGGTCTTCTTGATGACACTACCCTAGTGTCCGACAATGAGGGTGCATCTGCGGATGTTACCCTCCAGAGCCTGCTCGACAAACTCATTGACTACTATGGAGTAGACTACGGTAATGAGAATGCACCGAAATAAGGAGGAAAGCCTATACGATTAGATTGATTGGGATTAAGTTCTGAGTCAAAATTAGTTTAGGAGATTGAACAATGCAAGCTAAAATGAGAGCAACTAAGTCAAATACGGATGTCGAAGTAGATGTCCAGGCACTCGAAAAAGGACAGCTGGTAACTTCCGACATCCGGTTACAGTGGACTGCAAAGGGCTATGGCTGGATGGCTATGGCTACCGCAGCTGTCGCTTCCCTGATTGTACGCCCCACCACAACTGCCATTGTTACCCTGTATAATAACACTTCCAAGAACTTCGTTATTGATAGGGTCTTCGCCCACAACCTGGTAAGTATTGCTGACGGGCAGTTCGGCATCTGGATGTGCGTTCACCCCGTAGGGATGACTGCTCCTTCGGGAAATGACATCACCGTTAGGAATAACACCAGAGGGGTTGTTGCTGGTACTGAAGGTGTCTTCGATGTTGCAGAGACTGTGGCTGATAACGGCTGGTTCCCCTGGGGGCCTAACTCCACTTCCGTTACCGTCACCGTTCCTGGTTCCCTGACAGAAGCAAAGGTTGATGGTAAGATTATCATACCGCCTACTGCTGGTCTGTCCCTGTCCAGTGTGGCTCAGACGGCAGCTGTGACTGTCTGCATGGGTATCCACTGGTTCTCCGTTCCGGCGTCAGAATTAGCGATGGAGTAATCCTCGCTAGTCACGAATAGTAGGGTGGAGAGTAGGCGGTGTGCTTTCCACCCTGCAGCGTAAGGAGGTAACATGGCAAGTCCAGATACAGAACCAATTGGCTATGGCTGGTATAGGAAATTAGCAGAGTGGATGAACAAGGAACCACTGGGTTCTGATGAGTACAATAAGGTTCCCATCGACTCTTGGGCAAGCATGGTTGGATTGAGCCAGGGGCCAGTCACCAAAGGAATTATGGAGGCGGGTGATGCTGCTAGGTTGGCAGCTGAGAAAACTGACGACATTATGCAAAAGCAGGGTAGCCAATTTGCCCCTACTTCGAAGTCCCAGTTCAACCCAACTCCTATGACGGATGCTCAAAAGCGTAAGATGCTTGAGGGTATGATGAAAGAACCTCGTTCAACTGTTCCTTTCCGTGACCAAATTCAATAGTGGAGGTAATCATGGCAGACTATAGCAGGGACATTGATATCGGCAGTCCCAAGCTTGTTGATGGTAAACATATTCTACTAGCGCTGGAGAATATTGCTAACGACAACGCTGACATCATAAGCGAGGTTATGGGCAAAGAGGATAATTGAGTGAGGTGAATAAAGCTAATGGAGGAAATTCTGATTACGACAATTTTAAGTCTTAATGTCTTTATCCTCGGTGCAACACTACTCAACAACTACAGGATTGGAAAAATCGAGGGTAGGCTGCGGAATGGTAGTTTCATAAAATGCCCGTTCTACAAGGGGCAAGTACGCTCCGATGTAGAAGAGTTCCTAGCGGCAAAAGAAAAGAAGGGGAAAGAAACAGAGTGAGAACTCTTCACGCAGACCTTACAGCAGCACAGATTGCTAACAAGCGAACTCCATACCTTCGCTTAGCATTTACCCGCACGGGAGAAACCAGCTACACCTACACTACAGCTGATTCCCCGAACCGGATAATCTTAGTAAGACATACCGAGGAAGCTTATAATGAATATGCTGTAATTATTCTGATGGACTCACCCAGAAACATCCCTGACCTAGAGGGGTATCGCTGTGATGTTGGCTATGGGTATGTTACCACCAGCGGAGCTAAGTACTCCACAGCTGCCCCTCTATGGGTTAAGACACAACAGGAAACAAGTAAGCCTGGTGACACAAACACTATTTTATTTTTGGAAGGAAGCTGGGGCATTCTCAGAGCTACTTATAATATAGGCTGGGCACCAGATTAAATATTATGTCAGACGCACAGGTATACAGAGAACTTGAGTACACGAGTGGAACAACTACTGTCTATCAGATGCTGTCTAATTTATTGGCTACTTGTGGCTTTGGTCTGTATGCTATTGGTGCTCACGATGACGGAGTAATTACTACACTAGAACCACACTTCACTATAAATGCGCTACCTTATGAGGACGCAACACAAGTAGCATATAGACTGCTGAACATGACTGCGCTTGTTATGCGGCCTGAGAATGATGTTAGCGGCGGTAAACTAGCATGGTTCAGATTACTATTCTTTGATGAGATTAGAGACGCAGCTTCTTATTACAGTGATGGCCAAGACGGTACTCATCATGGCTTCACCGAGTTTGAGTTTCGTGACCATGCTATAGAACCTAACCACATCTTTGTCTTTGGTAATCAGAGTGAGGATGGTTCTTGGGATGCAGTGGAAACTGGCGAGTATGACCGCTCTGCAGGTGAGCTTACTGATTTATTGGATTACTACCTTGCGCCAGAGCTGACCACAGAAGCTTCCCTTGACCTACGAGCTGGAGCTATTTACTTCCGTATCAAACAGGAAGAAGAGCTTGGCCGGCTAGTTGTACCACATGACTGTTCATTAGAATTATTTGACCGAGTTGGTGTTTATGATAAGCGAGGCAGGGATGCCTATGTGTACTCCCCAGCATATACTGGCAAGTGGATCGGACTGAGTTTAGTTGGTTCGCTCACCCACAACTACACACAGGGACAGTATGACCTCGAGATTACACTCAATGGTATACAGAATAGTCAGGGTGTAGACTCTGGTGCGTCTATGGCATCTGCAATTAACTCGATAACTGAGCCAGTAGGCAAGGGTAATGCTGCTGAAGTGTGGCGGCCAACACTTAGTATCCCAGAACCGCCAATGCGAAAACTCAGTGATTACATGACAGGCTTCGAGGGGAAACTGATAGCGAACGACCTGCCCAACCTGACCCCCTATGCACAGGCGAGGGCACAGGATTTATATGAGTTAGGCTACATCACTGAGAAGGGCGTTCCGACTCCTAAAGGGTTGGAGTGGGCTCAGCAGAACCCCACCACAGCAGCCGCACGAACATACACTGGCGGAGTAGTTGGGTCGAAGGTTTATCTTGCAAGAGCCACTCAAGAGTTTGTAAAGCAGTACGGTCGCTTGCCCGATTACCCAGACGCAGCCAAGTATGCTGTTAGCATGATTCCTTACTCAGATGTCGAGCGTGGTGCGTATAGGGTGGAACAGATGCGGAAGGAAGTTTCACAGCTAAGGACAGCTGCTGAGGTAAGAGCTGATTCAGCTGCGGGGCGGAGTACTTCCACCCATGTAGTTGGCGCTGTGCAGTATAGCCAGTCTGGATACCAAAATAAAATGGCACGGCTTCAGCATAAGTTAGCTAACACACGTAGTTCAGCTGCGAAGAAGCTAATCCAGACAGCCATCAACAAGCTGGTAAGCGGAGGGCATTACTAATATGGCTAAGCGTGGGTACAGAGCCCGACCAGATATTTCAGCTCGGACTAATACTGGAATACTAGGTGTGCCGCATCATCACTTAGCAGATAAAGTTCGCACTGCTGATATTCGTGACAGTATGGTAACTAATGCTAAGCTGGCTGACTCACTTGTTGCCCTGCTTGTGTACAGTGCGCTCTTTGATGCTCATACGATATTGGCAGCTACTACCGATAACACTCCAGCTGCCCTCACTGTTAATGCGCAATCAGTAGTTGGGCGTGTAACTGCTGGCAATATCGCTTCGTTGACTGGTGCACAGATAATGACAATCCTTACTGGGCAGTCCGGTGCTGCCTTCTCGATGAATAGCCAGCGACTTACCAGTGTCGGTGCGCCGACTACTACTAATGATGCATTGGTAGCTGGACAGCCCGTACCAAAGCCCTTAACATTAACTGGTGATGGTCTGGTCACGATTGAACTTCGCACGAGTCTTGATTATAGCAGGATACTTGGAAACTCAAAACCCACCAAGATTACACGAGGCTTAGCACAGGGGTTTAGCCTGCCAATCTATTCCGCTGATGATGAAGAGCTATACTTCAGCCTCTGTGTTCCTAACCGCTACGATGAGGCAAGTGATATTACTGTTCATGTTCATGGCTGGCTGGACACAGCTAATACCGATAAGAACTTCCAGCTCAGGCTAGAGTGGGAGCATATTTCTGTTGGCGATATTGTGCCAGTTACGAGTAATGAAGTGAACGTAGAGACAGATACAGGAATAGCATCACAATTCCAGTGCTTCGAGATTTCATTTACTATTAACTACGATATTGATACTCCTGATGATATTATTGCTGATGACATGCTGGCGATGAGATTATATCGTATTGCAGCTTCCGAAAATGAGATGGCTGGTGAGATTGTCATTTCTCACATAGGAGTAGTATTCCGGAGAGACAAATTAGGAGCTTCTGCTTAACAGGATTGGAGTAGATATGAAAACACTTACACAGATATTAACTGATGTTCGGTGTGACCTGAAAGACGCAGGAACACTATGGACAACTGCTGAGCTGACTCGTTGCGTAGAGAAAGCTGTGGGGGATTACTCACGCTTCCAGCCGAAGGAAAATGTGCATGAGTTCACTATTGACTATACGGTGGGTGAGGAAGCGGCCACATCCCCCGCAGCCGCTGACCCTGACAGTATTGTTGATGGCGCAGATATAGCAGCCACTGTG